CTCCAAATATTGGAAGAGTTGAAACTTTCAATAGGGTAAAAGATGGATTTGATTATCCTACCGATCCAACACTTTCGCCTTCTCTAAGTGTACCTACTATTGTTGGCGTAAAAGATATACGCACCATAGATTACATTGGAATAATTACTGGTGGTAAAAGATATAATACTCCACCAAAGTTAATAATTAAAAATGATTCTAGTGGAATAGAATTAAGTTCTAATATAGCTGGAGGATCTATAGTTTCGGTAGAGGTCATTAAAAATTCTACTTCCATATCTAGTCCTCTTGAAATAGTTTCAATACATAATTCAAATGGATATGAAATTGATACTATCTCTGTAGCCGGAAACTTGGTAACATTAGAGTTGACGAATAATCCAGCTTCAAATACTCCTTTTATATCCTCTGGATTTGGCCTTACTTCTTATGTTTATCCGTTTTCAGTTGGGGACAAAATTTTTATTGAAAATTGTAGATTAACATCATCTACTTCCGGATTGGCAAATTATAATTCTTCCGCATATGATTATGTATTTTTCGATGTTGTAGGCATAAACACATCAAATAATACCATAACCTATGACATGACCGGCATCTCAACGGGATCGTTTGGTGTATATGATGGAGATTTTTCATTAGGTGTAGTCATTAACAAGAACGATATGCCTGTTTTTGATATGATATTAAAAGATGATGTTAGTTATAAATCCAATGAAAAAATATCTTCAGCAACATTTTCTGGCGTAGTAATGGAAAATGGTTGGGATAATAGACTCAATCAGATGAGATTAAAAAATATTTCTGGTGAAATAAATGTTGAGGATAAAATTTTTGGCGAAATATCTAAAGTTAATGGAACAGTCGAATATTTTGATAAATTTAACTTATATGCAACTTTAGGAGTTTCTCGTGATAAAACATCTTCTATAGATCTATCTTCCGGAATTTTAAATGATTATTCTCAAAGAATATCTGACAATTTTTACTATCAAAAATTCTCTTACTCAATTAGAGGAAACATTCCGTATAATGTCTGGAGAGAATCTGTAAGGTCGATTGTACACCCATCGGGATTCAAAGAATTTTCTGATTTAGAAATTTTTACTGAACCAACATTGAATGAGGTTAATGTCGGTATTTCTAAATCAACAAATATGAAGCCTAAATTATTAGAGACTGATTCTTCTACATTTATTAATATTGATTCCATAGTACCATTAAATATAAGGAAAAATTTTGCTAGAGTTTATGAAGAGGAAGTTGGATTAGATGGATCTACTCAAAATATATTTTTTGATGGAGGGATTGATTTAAGTCCTTATATAGTAAACAAAACAAATAAGGTTATTGAAATTGATGATATAAGTAATCAATTTGATGGAACTTCGGAACAATATTTACGAGGTAGATTTGCAGATGCTTCTGATTTATTAGATTTAAATAGAGAATTTATTCAAGAGGAAGTTGTAGCTTTTGTTGAATATAATTATCCAAATATAGGGATAAGTACAACTTATGATCAGGCAAAGTGTAAGAGAGATGTTGGTTACATAGTTGATGCAATATCACATGATATTAAATATAATTCTAATAATAAGTCTGTAGAGGCTGGTGTATATTATTGGAACGCAGGAGTTTCATATGTCAGTAATGAGACTGAAGAAACTTTATTTGCATACAATTATGTTAAATTTATTAGTCAATATATTATAAACAATCAGAGTCCCCCAACTTTATATCAATCAACAGTTGATCAAGTATTTAATTTTAGCTTGATTCCGGATCCAACTAATCCAGATTCTAATAGATATAAAGATTCTAGAAATTTAATTCTTGCGAATAAAAATGAAATTTTGGACAAATCTTTAGCATCCGTTGCTATCGGATTTTCAGATTTCTATTTCCCCGGAGATACTCAAACTAATGCAAGATCTAGATATTATGATGGATACAGATTGATTCAACAAAATAAACAGGAAATCATTGATACTTCTTGGTCAAATACCCTCGCAATTTATCCTGGAATTTCTACTACAATTTCTAAATGTAAGAGAGATTTGGGATATTTTGTGGATGCTATTTCTATTGATGTTTTTACTGGAGGAAATAATTATTCCAGACAATTTATTCTTCAGTATTTTAACAATGGTATTCCAATTACCAATGGTTTAGTTGGGGAAGAAGCTGAATCGATTTATGCTTTCTGTCAAGCAAGAGATCTTATGAGATCTGCTGTTAGAAATGGACTTACAATAAAAGATGTCGGTATTAGTTCTGGTCCAACATATTATGGGATAGGAGTAACAGTTTCAAATACTAATACTGCAGCCTGCACTGATGTTCAACTTAATATTGTTAGTTTGGTGGGAATTGTTACTGCAGTAATTTCTGCAGGATCTACATCTAGTTTGCCTGCAGTTAATGTTGGTAGTTATACTACAGGTGGAAACAAGTGTTATCGTGATTTGGGTTATATTGTTGATGCAATTGCTCAAGATTTGGCTTATGGAACAAATCAACATATTATATACTCAACTAAGAAATATTTTACTGGTGCCGGCGCAGCATTAACAACTGGTCTTTTGGGCGAAGAATCCGAGTCAGTTTATGCTTTTGAAAATGCAAAAGGTTATATTAAAAAAGCGATAACAAATCAATTAAATGTTAAAGATCTCACTATTACTGCAGATCCTTTAACGGGATTTAATACGGATCCATCTTCTTGTGCAGATGTACAAACTAATGTTGATACTTTAGTTGGCATCTTAACAGTTGCGATAGGATCTAGTAGTTTGTCTGGAATACCAACAGAAAATTATGGAACTACAGATTGTGCTGATGTAAGATCTGCAATTGGTAACTATGTAGGAATAATAACAACAATTATTGGATTGGGTACAGACTTTGCGCCAACAATTACATATCCATCATTAACTAGAGGTGGTTCTGTAGTTGGATTGACAACATTTAAGTTAACAAATAAAGGAACTTCTCTGTTCAAACATGAATTTTCTAGTAGTAGTATTGATATTGTTACAGATACATTTACAATTACAAATCATAATTTCCAATCCGGACAAGAATTAATTTATACTTATAGTGGTGGAACACCAGTTGGTATTGCTACTACTTCATATGTTTCCGGAATTTCTTCCACTTTATTAAATGTTCATGACTTTGATGGAACCGCTGTACTTGAAAATGGTTATTCTGTAGCGATATCTACGACGATATCTGGTATATCTACGGTACTAAGTCCAGTTGGTCCATCTACTAAACAATATGTTCAGTGTGTTGGATTAACCACTACAGGTACTGGAGCAGAGTTTACAGTATCAATAAATTACTCGGTAAGCACAGGACAACCAATTTCAACATCAATATTACCCACTAAAGGTGGTAGTGCATATGTTGTTGGTCAAACGGTCTCTATTGCTGGAACTTACATTGGAGGTTCTTCCCCAACCAACGATTTAACATTTGTAATTTCCAATACAGGGCCAACTGTAATTCTTGGACAAGCTAATCAAAGTTACTCTGAAATTCCTTCTAATGATTTGACTGGTGCAACTTTTAATGTTTCTAGAGATTCTTCTGGTGCAATTAATTATGTTGAGGTTTTAAATGGTGGATCTGGATATAACTCTAACTCAGTAATATCAATAGCCGGTACTTATGTCGGAGGATCAACTTCGGATGACAATTTAACCTTTAAACCATTAGAACTTGGAACTAAAGTTTTACCAAATTCAGTTTTTGTATATAAATTAAATGATAATCAATTTAAACTTTCTGGACTATCAACTAGTGTATTTTTGGATTTAACTGGTGTTGGCACAGCGACACATTATCTTGAGTATAAAGAACCAAACTCCAGTGTAATAATTACTATTGATGGAATAATACAAAAAGCTTTAACGAAAAAATCTTTAAATGTTTCTTTAGCGTCAAGTGTCTCTACGGCTTCAACAACGATATTGAGTATTTCTTCTGGAATTTCTTCATTAAATACTCGTGATATTATTAATATTGATGATGAACTTGTTTCTATTAAAACTATTGGCGTATCTTCTGCAAATCAAATAGAAGTTATAAGAGGATACTTTGGTTCAGTCGCAACCTCACATACCATTGGAGTAGCCGCAACTGTTTTGAGTGGTAATTTTAATATCGTTGGAGATGTGATGTATTTTGATACATCACCATACGGAAAAATTGGCCCAGTAGGACTTGAAACTGGATCTACATTTAGTGGTAGAGCTTTTAGTAGAAAATTTGATCCAAGTACTCCAAATGATAAAAATATATTACTTGACGATTTATCTTTATCCTTTACTGGAATTGCTGCAACCGAATTTACTGTAAAATCTAAGGAACAAACTACAAACACACTTTTCAATAATGTTAATAATATTACTGAAATTAGTAATAATCCTATTATTTTGATTAATAATGTTTTCCAAGATCCAGTTACTGATTTTACAATTGATGGTAGTTCAATAAATGTAATTAAATTCTTGTCTGGAGTTCCTAAAGCTGGAAAAATATCAAAAGTTGCCGTATCCACTAGTTATGGATATGTCCCAAGAATTGGTGCGGCCGCAACAGTTGTAGTGTCTGCAGCAGGAACAATCAGTAGTGTAGTTGTAACAGGTGGTGGATCTGGATACAGGTCTTCTCCGACTGTTAGTATTGCATCGACAATTGGCGCAGGCGCCAGTATTACTGCAATTGTAAGTGCAGCTGGAACTATCAGCGGATTTACAATTGTAAATTCTGGAACTGGTTATACATCAACTTCACTTCCAAAAGTAGTTATTGGAATACCAACAGGGTATAGTAATTTAAGTCTTGGATATACTGGAGGTACATCTGGAGTAGGTCAAAATGCCAAACTTACAGTTGAAGTTGGTATGGGTTCTAGTATTATTTCTTATAAGTTTGATCAACCCGGAATAGGATATAAAGTTGGTGATAAACTTAAACCGATAGGAATCTTAACAACATCATCATTTAGTGAATTTGTTTTGACAGTTGAAGAAGTAGAAACTGATAGTTTTTCTGGATTTTATCCTGGTCAATTTATAAAATTTGACGATATTTCGGAATTCTTTAATGGATTTAGGAAAAAATTCACTCTTTCTACAACTGTAAACGGAGTAAGACAAATTTTAGGTCTAAGAGTTCCTGATGGAACAGATTTGGATATAACTAATAATATTTTTATATACATAAACGATGTATTACAAGTTCCTAATATATCATATACATTCTCTGGAAGTAGGGTAATATTTACTGAAGCGCCTAAATCCGGATCTAAATGTTCTATTTTATATTATAGAGGATCATCAGTTGATGTTGAACTGGTAGTTCCACCACCAACAATAAAACCAGGAGATAAAGTAATAATTCAAGAAAATCCTCAAGATCCTTTTGATATTTCTCAATTTGATAGAGTGGTTAAAAAAATAACTAGCTCTGATCAATTAGAGACATTTAATTATTATTCTGTTGGTATTATTACTGATCCAACAAAAATTAGACCTCTTACTTGGCAAAAACAAACTAATGACACTGTTATTAGTGGTACACTTTATTCTAAATCTAGACCAAGTTTCCAGAGTAATGTGAGACCATCTGCAACGGTCATTAAAAAAATTGAACCAGAAGATGAAGTTATATATGTTGACAATGCATATCCTTTATTTGCTGATATAGATGGTCTTTCTGAAGATGTAAGAGACATTCTTATATTGGAAAATAAATCAATTGAACCATGTTTAGTTGAGTCTGTAGTTTCAACATCGTCAACTATTTCTTCAATCAATATAGTAAATGGTGGAGTTGGATATGCCAATACCCAATCACCAAAGGTTGTTATCTCGGAAACTGCTATCGTTACAAAAGATCCTATTTTTAACTGGGTAGGTGGGGTAGGATTATCCACTACATATGACTTAAAATCAATTAAATATAGAAACAGATTCGTTGCTGTTGGAAGTAGTTCTATATTCATTACAAGTTCTGATGGAATAAATTGGCAAGTTGGTACTGTTGGGTTTGGTCAAACTTCAAACTTTAATTCAATTGAATCAGTTGGTGTAGGTACAAGTAATTTCTTACTTTCAGTCGGAAGTTTTGGTAAGATTATAAAAGCCACAGATTATGGAACTACTATTTCTAGTTGGAATCAAATTCCAATACAGGAAGATATTGTAGTCCTTGGTGTTGGAGCTGTAGGAAGAGTAGGTAGTAGTTATACAGGAACATTTAATCAAATCGCATATTCTAGCGTTGTAGATTCTTGGGTTGCTGTTGGAGCGGCAGGATCAATATTTGTTGGATCTGGAGTTGCTACGGATAGTTTTGTTAGTAGATATTCAGAAACTTTATCGGATTTAAACAGTGTCACTTTCGGTGCAGAATATTATGTTGCTGTTGGAAATAATGGTGTAATCAGAACTTCCAATAATGGAACTATATGGGAATCCACACCATCTCCAGTAGTTATTAATTTGAATAAGGTCATTTATGCTAATGGCAAATTTGTTATAGTGGGTGATTCCGGTACAGTTTTACAATCAATTGATAGAAATTCGTATCAAGTTGTTTCAAATAATCTTGGATCAGAAAATATAATAAACATTTATTATAACTATGGTTTTTATGTAGTAGTAACTTCATTGGGTGAAATATATTATTCATTTAATTTAAGTGACTGGATCTATAGAACCACATCACAATCAAAGGATATTAGTGATTTAATATTTGTGGAAAATGTTGGATCTAATGGTAGATATATCGCTATAGGAACAGGAGCTACTGCAATATATTCTGAACCAGTTTATAACAGAGCCACAGCTATTTCTAGTACATCTAATGGGGAAGTTACATCCATACAAATCATTAATCCTGGATTTGGGTATGATATTAACAATCCCCCACCAGTATTAGTAGAAATTGATACTTACCAAACAGAATTAGTAAAATCATTTAAAGTTGAGGGAGATCACGGAATAATTATTGGAGTCACAACATATATTGCTGGAACTCCTGGTATTGGAACCACTTCTCCAAAAATTTCCTTTACTCTAAAATCAGAACAATATGATAACAATACTTTAGGTATAGGATATTCTTCATTAAATATCTTTGGTATTACTAATAGCCAATTATCAAAAGGAGATTATTTTGTCATTACTGACAGTAATGTCACAACAGGTGGAGATTTGGTTGGAATTACTACACTTCTTGGTGGTATGAGTAATTATCCAAATTCAAAGATTGGAATAGCAAAATCTTTTATAGATGGCATTTACATTGTTGAAGATATCACATCACCATCTTCAGGTATAGTAACAGTTACATGTAACTTTGCTCCTATGGTGGATAATTATGTGAAAGTTTATAGTAGAGGATCTAGTAATACGGGAATTGGAACAAATAATTTCTATGGAAGATATAGTTGGGCTAAAATATATGATTATCAAAATAGAATTTTGGGAGATCCTCAAACTTTTGAAGTTTTTAATGATAATGGCATTTCGGGAATATCTTCTTCTCCAAAAATTATAAGAACTAGAAGTGTAGTAAGCAAATAAAAGGTAACTAAATAAAAAAAAGTATGTTCTAAAATGCCCGCTATAATATCAGATCAGTTTAGAATCATAAACGCAGAAAACTTTGTAAAAAGTGTTTCTGGCGTAGGTGATACATCAAATAAGTACTATACTTTTATAGGTTTACCAAATAGCACTAATCCTGCTTCTGGTGGATCTTCTACTTGGAGTTCAAATACACCCTCTCCTGTGGATGGATTTAAAGAGGAATATCAAGTCAAAGAAAGTATTATATCTTTAAAACAGATTACAAGTCAGGATGTTAGAAGACTTGTTAGAAAAGTGACTTGGGTAGCGGGAAATACTTATGAAATGTATAGACATGATTATAATGTATATAATGTAACTCCAGTAACTTCTCAGACAGGATTATATGAAGCAAATTATTATGTAATAAATGAAGATTTGAGAGTTTATATATGTCTACAAAATGGATCTGATCCAGAAAACCCAAAAGGAAGACCGTCTTTCGATCAACCTACATTTATTGATTTAGAACCACGAGCTGCAGGATCTAGTGGTGATGGATATATTTGGAAATATTTGTATACAATCAAACCTTCCGAGATTGTAAAGTTTGATTCTATTGAATATATTCCAGTCCCTGAAGATTGGGGAAATACCGGAGAATCAATTTCTACAAAAAATAATGCTGTTGATGGCAAAATTGAAGTTATTCTTATTAATAATAGAGGATCTAATTATCAACCAATTTCCACATCATTTTCAAATGTTCCAATATTGGGGGATGGTACGGGAGGAAAAGCCACAATAACTATAGATTCTTTTGGTAAAGTTTCGGAAGTTTTTGTTACTGATGGGGGCAAAAATTATACTTATGGAACTATAGAATTTTATCCAGGAGCTCCTGGGTCAGAAATAACGGGTCCATTAAAACAATTGAGTAATACTGGAATTGGTACAACTTCTATAGCTTCTTTCAATGTTATTATTCCACCAAAAGGTGGTCATGGATATGATGTTTACAGAGAGTTGGGTGCATATAAAGTTTTATTATATTCTAGATATGAAACTTTAGAAAGTAATCCCGATATTATTTTAGGTAATGATTTTGCTAGAGTTGGAATTATCAAAAATCCAACAATTATAGGAAGTGATGTTCAACTTTTGGATACATCTGTAGTTAGTGGACTAAATGCTTTAAAATTAGCCGGAGTAACTACTAATACTACATATGCAGTTGATTCTGTTATAAAACAAACTGTAGGTTTGGGATCAACTGCTATTGGATTTGTAGCTTCTTGGGATCCAATTACTGGAGTATTAAAATACTATCAACCTACTGGATTAGCCTCAAGTGAAACTGGATTTAAAATTATTCCATTCACTTCCAATCCAGATGTTGGATATGGATTAACAATTAATTGTTCCGCAATTGTCGGACCAACACTATCAATTAATTCAAGTTTTAGTGGTGTAACTACCACAATAAATAATAGAATATATCAGTTAGGTCAGGAATTTGTAGCTGGCATTTCCTCTGCCGAGTACAATAAAAAATCTGGGGATATTATTTACTTAGATAATAGACAACCCATTCCTAGATCAGCCAATCAGAAAGAAGACATTAAAATTGTATTGGAGTTCTAATAAAAATGGCACAAAATACCAACCTAAACACTTCTCCATACTTTGATGATTTTGATCCAACAAAAAATTATCAAAGAGTTTTATTTAAGCCAGGAACTCCAATTCAAGCAAGAGAATTAACAACACTTCAGTCAATTTTACAAAATCAAGTTGAGAAGTTTGGTAAACATTTTTTCAAAGAAGGTCAAGTAGTAATACCTGGAAATATTGCATACGATTCTGAATATACTTGTGTTCAAATTGATCCAACTCATCTTGGGATACCAGTATCGGTGTATCTACAATACTTGGTGGGTAAAAAAATAAAAGGAGAGATTAGTGGAGTTTTCGCTAAAATTGAAAGATATATTACTAGTGAAGAGTCTGAAAATGAAAATAATACTTTATACATAAAATATCAAAGTTCCAGTGAAACTGATTTTACAAACAGTAAGTTTGTGGATGGGGAAAATCTTCTTGTATTGGAAAATATAGATTATGGTTCCGGAGTTATTAGATTAGAGTCTTCATTTGCTACTACTATCATCTCAAATTCTACAGCTACGGGATCCGCTATTAAAATAGAAGAAGGCGTCTATTTTATAAGAGGATTTTTCGTAGATGTTTTCCCACAGACAGTAATATTAGATCAATATAGTAATTTACCTTCTTATAGAATTGGACTATCTGTTTTTGAAGATATTGCCGTACCATCACAATCAAATGTAGATTTGTTTGATAATGCAAGAGGATTTTCAAACTTTGCAGCTCCTGGTGCAGATAGACTTAGAATTGTAGCTACTTTAATAAAAAAATCTTTAAATGATTTTAATGATGAAAATTTTGTTGAATTATTAAGAATTGAAAATGGAATTATTAAAAAAGTTCCTAAAAAACAAGATACACCTTCTTTAATAAATGATGAATTGGCAAGAAGAACTAGTGATGAGTCTGGAGATTATTATGTAAAACCATTTAGTGTAATTGCAAAAGAATCATTAAATAATAAAATTGGAAATAATGGAGTTTACAATCCTGGACAATTAACAAAACAAGGAAATACTCCTTCTGATAATTTATTGACTTTACAAATTTCACCAGGAAAGGCGTATGTTAAAGGATATGAGGTAGAAACTCTCATAACAGTAAATGCAGATTTAGAAAAACCAAGAACAACGGAAACTGTTAAAGATATTACGGTTCCTTTTAGTTTAGGTAATCAAGTAGAACTTAATAATGTTTATGGAACTATTCCTGTTGGATTTGGTACAACTAGTCAAGTAACTTTATATTCACAAAGAACTGTAACTCCAGGTCTTCCAGCCGGAATTCCAATAGGTGTAGGTAGAGTTTATGATTTAAAATTAAAAAATGCTGGATATGTAAATGCCACTACTGTTTTTGAAGCCTCAGCTTATGATTTACAAACATATACTTATTTGCAATTAAATGCAACAATCACTCTATCTAGACCAGCTTTTGTTGAAGGGAAAAATAGTTCAGCTTCTGGATTTTTAGCCGTAAGTGCAACAAACAGTAATCAATTAGTGCTGTATCAGACTGTTGGTACTTTTACTGTTGGCGAACAATTAAAAGTTGATGGTCAAGATATTTCCAGAACAGTAACAAATGTTAGAGATTATAATTTAGGAGATGTTAGACAAGTAGTTGGATATGTTGGAATTACTACAACATTTACTGCCGATACTCTAATATCACAACCAATTCCTCTCGCTCCACAGGGTACTAGTTTTACTATTTCTGCGGGATCTGGAGGAATAAGTACAGTAACAACATCATCTTCAACATTTGGAGTTGGAATTAACACAGGAGACATTTTTGTTTATACAAAATCTGGACAAACTGTTCCAACTTATAATAGGGTAACTTCAGTAAATACTTCTGCAAAATCTATCACTATTGAAGCCACTACAAGCGTTACCGGAGTTAATAGTGGTGGATTGCCAACAAGTTCTATAACATTAAATGATATATTAAAGGGATCTTCTGCATTATTAAATCCCAGAGATTCATTTTTCTTTGCCGAACTGCAAAATACTAATATTTCAAATGTTGATATTTCAGACGGTGAAATAGTTTATAGAAAATCTTATTCGGTTACTGTTGCTTCTAATGGATTGACTGCAACTTTAGAAAGTGATACCAATATTAGTTTAGAGCCTTTTGATGAGGAAGATTACTCATTGGTATTTAATGATGGTACTATTGAACCATTAACCTCTGGTCAATTTACAATTACTTCCGCAAGAACTTTAACTTTGGTAAATTTGAGTAAAAATGGTGATGCCACATTAATAGCTACTTTAAGAAAAAGAAGATTAAAAGCTAGAAAGAAAATTTATAATAGATGTGGAGTCTTAGATGTTAGAAATTCTAGCAGTTCTTCCTCTGGAATTGGCAGTACAACTCTTAATGATGGTTTAACATATAGTCCATATTATGGAACAAGAGTTCAAGATGAAAGAATTTCATTGAATATTCCTGATGTAATTTTTGTTTCTGGAGTTTTTGAATCTTCAGATTCAAATGATGCCGATCTACCAAAATTAGAACTAGTTAATTTAAATGCAAATATTTTAAATGCTATTAAAGGTGAAATGATTTATGGTGAAACAAGTAATGCAATGGCAATGTTTGTTGCAACTAATGGAACAAATCAAATAGAATTTGTCTATACTAATGAAAATACATTTATTAAAGGCGAAAAAATTCTTTTTGGCGAATCAAATGTTACTGCAGAAATAAATTTATTAATAGAAGGTGATAGAAATATAGTATCAGACTTTGCTTTTGATAGTGGTCAAACTTTAGAAATAGCTAATTATTCATCAATAAAAAGAAAATCTGGAGTTACTGCACCAACAAAAAGATTAAAAATAGTATATAATAGTTATTATATAGACTCAAATGATGATGGTGACTTTGTAACTGTTAATTCATATGATCGTGAAAGATATTCTACTGAATTGCCATTAATTTCTTTTTATAGAGCAAGTGATATCATTGATTTAAGACCAAGAGTTAGTCCCTATAATAGTTCTATAAGCCCCTATTCTCCTTTTGAATTTGAATCTAGAAAGTTTTTACCTGCAACGAACTCAACTCCGTATAATTTTGCTAAAGACAAAGATTTATTTTTAACTTACTCTTATTATCTTGCAAGAATTGATAAATTATACCTCAATAGATATGGAGAATTTTTTGTTTCTAAAGGAGTATCAGCATTAAATCCAATTACTCCACCTATCATTGATAACGCTCTAGAAGTAGCTACGGTTACAATGAAACCGTATGTTTATAATATAGGAGATGTTACAGTACAACTATCTCCACATAAACGATATAGAATGCAAGATATTGCTAGACTTGAAGATAGAATAAGAAATATTGAATATTATACTTCATTATCACTCTTAGAAACTGATACTAAAAATTTAACACTGAGAGATTCTCAAACACAATTAGATAGATTTAAGTGTGGATTCCTTGTAGACAATTTTAAATCAGTAAGTTCTGGTTCTCTAGGTGATCCACAACATAAATGTAGCATTGATACAAAAGAAGGATTACTTAGACCTCAACACTATACTACCTCACTAGATCTCCTTTTAGGTTCAGAAGCTGTAATAGGAACATCTAATCTTTCAAATCCAGATGCAGATTTGAGATTTGTAAAGGATTTGGGAAATCCAAACACAGTTAAAGTTGGTGATGTTGTTTGTTTAAAATATACTGATGTAGAATTCCTCAAAAACTCTTTTGCAACTAGAATTGAAAATGTTAATCCATTTGCTGTTGTAAACTGGATTGGAGCTATTGAATTAAACCCAGCAACAGATACTTGGATTGAAACAAGAGGAACAAAGAGAACAGTTGATCAAGAAGGTAATTATTCGACAACTATACAACAATTGGGTGTTGATACAAATACTGGATTATCTCCAATTGATTGGGGCTCATGGGAAACGACCTGGACTGGTACAAAAGAAATTGCCAGACAGAATATGGGAAGTATATATGTTGGAAGTAAAGAGACTTCTAGAAGTGTTCATAGAGGTGGTTTCCAAAAAGGTAGAGGTATTCCAGAAACAACAACAATAAATTACAGAGATCAATATACTAATTTTACAAATGTAACTACATTAACTACCACAAAACAAGCCAGACAAGGTATTCAATATAAAGTATCCGAAAGATATGACAGTGTAAATTTGGGATCATTTGTGATATCTACAGAAGTCATCCATGTAATGAGATCTAGAAATATTGAATTTATCGCAAGAAGGTTAAAACCAAAAACCCAATTATATGCGTTTTTTGATAATGTTGATATGAACAAGTATATTGTTCCAAAACTTATTGAAATTCAAATGGAGAGTGGTACTTTTAATGTTGGAGAAACAGTAACGGGTACAGTAGGAACTACTTCGATTAGATTTAGATTATCTACTCCCAATCATAAGTATGGTCCATATAATCAACCAGAACAAGTTTATACATCCAATCCATACTCTCCAACTCAATCAATACCTACATCATATTCAACAACCTCAACTATTTTAAATGTTGATACAGCTTCATTGGAGTTACAATCTGCAGCTGGATTTTATGGACATATTGTTACAAACATGCAACTACGAGGTGAAACTTCTAATGCTATTGCGAAAATAACGAATGTTAGATTAATTACGGATGCAGCTGGTACTTTGATAGGATCGTTATACATTCCAAATTCAAAATTACAGTCAACCCCTACATTTGAAACTGGAACAAAAACTTTTGTTCTTACAACTAGTTCTACTAATTCTACAATTGTTGGATCTACAGATAGTACAGCTGATGCAAAGTTTACATCTTCAGGACTTTTAAACAATACTGAAGAAGTTACTCTAAGAACTAGAAATGCAAATGTTGAGAGAATTAACAGAACTGAAGAAAGAACCCTTACAAACCAAGAAACTACACTTCAAGCAGGTACTTCTTTTGTAAATCGTACTGTATCACAAACGAGGTGGGTTGATCCCCTTGCACAATCTTTTGAAGTTCCGGATGAAAATGGAGTATTCATTACTAAATGTGATGTATTCTTCAAATCCAAGGATACTAATAGTTTACCAATAACCATGCAAATCAGAACTATGCAAACTGGTTTGCCTACAACAACTATCATTCCATTTGGTGAAGTTGTTTTGGATCCAAGTCAAGTAAATATATCCAACGATGGTAAAATTCCAACTACATTCACATTCCCATCACCAGTTTACCTTGAAAGTGGAAATTCCTATTGTGTAGTATTACTTTCCGCATCAAATGAATATACAGTATGGGTTTCCAGAATGGGTGAAGAAGATGTAACGACATTGAACTTACCAGAATCACAAAAAATAGTTGTTTCGCAACAACCTCTACTGGGTTCTCTCTTTAAGTCGCAAAATGGTTCAACATGGGATCCTAGCCAATTAGAAGATTTGAAACTAACTCTTTATAGAGCAAAATTTGTTACAGGATCTTCTACAGTTAGGTTCTATAATCCCAAATTAGATGTTGGTAATAATCAAGTTGTAACATTAAGACCAAATCCATTAGATTGTATATCCAAATCAACCTTGATTGGATTAGGGAAGAGTTTGACTTCATCTGAAGTTAGTGGATTGACCCCTGGAAGTCCTATATTGCAGAGTAATAATTCGACATTTAGATCAAACTTAAAGAGTGTTGTGGGATCGGTTGGAATTGGTAGTACTTTAACAATAACTTCTGCTGGAATTGGATTTACATCTACATTTAAAACTTATTCCAATGTCAATTTGGTTTCCATAACTGGTAATGGTTTTGGCGCAAAGGTAAACCTAAGTGTTGAAAATGGAGTTGCTATTGCCGCTACAGTTTCCATTGGTGGAACTGGATATGTTTATGGTGATTCATTAGAAGTTAATTATTCTCAAACAGATGGACTTGGAAATAATCTAATTCTTACTATTCCAAATAATGTAGGAGTAATTTCTTCTTTCAACTCCTTACTAGTAGATAGAGTACAGGGAACTCTCAATCAAAACTCCGTTGATAGTTTATTCTATGTTGGTTCTGCAGGAACTACTCTCCTATCTGGAGCATCTGTAACTACTATAAATGATTTAACTGATGGATTACACTTTAAAGTAAGTCACAATAATCATGGAATGTATTCTTTAGTTGATAAAGTCACACTTTCTGGTATAGAACCAGACCAAAAACCAGAAACTTTAAAAGCCTCATATAATTCAACATCTACAAGTAGTATAACAGTAAGTTCTGTTGGAATATTTACTAGTTTTGAAAATCTTCCGGTTTCCACTATAAATCCTGGATATATTTTAATAGATAGTGAAGTTATTTCGTATACGGGAATTGTTACTTCTACTAATAGTTTAACTGGAATAACCAGAAATATTGATAATACTATTTCTGGAAGTTATGGATTAGAATTCCCAGTATTTAAATATGAATTAAACGGAATATCTTTAAGAAGAATCAATAAAACTCATAATTTCTCTGATACTGATTTAATAACTTATCCAACAGATCTTGATTACTATTATGTTAAAGTTGGAATGAGTAGTAGAGGTCTCGATAGAACGCCAGGGAATGGTCTTGGATATCCTTCTCTATACTTTAATGATGATAAGTCATGTGGATCTTATGATACGGTTCCATTAATGGGATCTCCAAAAGGACCTAAGGCTACTCAAAATATACCTTTTAATGTTATTAGACCTAATTTCCAAACATTATTACCACAAAAAACATCAATATCAGCAAAGGCAAGAACTTTTAGTGGATCTTCTCCAGATAGCAATTTGACCGCATTTTTAGATCAAGGATTTGTTGATATATCTCTAAATTCAAATAATGAATTTGGGTCTCCTAGAATTATTTCTTCTCATATTAATGAGGAAACATATCTTTCAAGTTTCCCCGGCAAAAAATCTTTTACAATGGAATTAACATTAAGTAGTGAAGATGAAAAAGTTTCTCCGATGATTGATTTAGATAGAGTAAATCTGATTACAATTTCTAACAGAATTAACTCCAAAATTACAGATTATGCTGAAGATTCAAGAGTCAACTCTTTAACTGATGATCCAACAGCTGCAACTTATTTAAGTAACATTGTTACTTTGGATAAGGTTGCTGACAACCTAAAAGTATTTTTTGATGCTTTTAGACATTCTACAAATGATATTCGAGTATGTTACAGAATTTTTAGATCCGATGCTCCTACGACATCTCAACTTTGGCAGTTATTCCCTGGATATGATAATTTGGATTCAAATTCACAAGTTGTTAATGCATCTAAAAATAATGGAAGACCTGATAAAAATGTGGCTAGTTCAACATTGGAAGATGATTTCAAATCATATGAATTCACTGCGTCTAATTTACCACAATTTAATGGATTTCAAATAAAGATTTTGATGTCTGGTACAAATTCAGCATTTGTTCCAAAGATTAGAGATTTTAGAGTTATCGCAACTATTTAAAATTATGTTAATACCAGTAGAAGGAAATAGGGGTTTATTTAGAGATGGAAATACTAGTGCTATTTTGAATTGTTCTGATTCTGATTATCAAAAATATTTGGAAGTGAAAAATACAAAAATAAAAGAAGTTGCTCAGATGAATGAAATGACTGAAAAAATTAATGAAATTGATCAATTAAAATCTGATGTTAGTGAAATGAAAGATATGATGAAATTAATTCTTTCTAAATTAGACTCCAACTCATAAATACTTAAAAACGGGTTCCAATAATGGCGGCAAGGAATGTAAACTTAGTTCTTGAACAAGGGGTTGACTTTCAAGCCACCTTTACAATCAGGAATACTAATAATGCACCGTTAAATTTAACTGGATACACGGGGATTTCTTCAATTAGAAAACACCCAACATCTTCTAGTGCATATCCATTAACTTTAACATTTGTAGATAGATTAAATGGAAAGATTGCTGTTTCTATGGGGTATACTGCAACCGACTCCATTGAAGGTGGTAGGTATGTTTATGATGTTATTCTTATTTCTCCTAATTCTTATAGATCCAGAGCTGTTCAAGGAAATGTTTTGGTAACTCCAGGAGTATCATAATGACGGATTACTTAGTAACATTAAACGAACCTGGTCCTTATAGAATAGGTGTTGATTATGAGATTCCCACCAAATCTATTCAATATGGAAATATAATCCTTGATAATATTAACTCACAATTTACTGGAGTTGCTCATACTTTTGGATTGAATGCAAGTGGAAATTCTTATGTTCCTATTAACGATCAACAGTTAATTGTTGTCAAGAACAATCTGGTAATGGAACCAATTGAGGACTATACAACCTCAACAAATAATATTATTTTTACAGTTGCACCCAATCTAGGGGATGATGTTTTTATAATTGCTCTTGCAACAACAGCAGATTTAACTAGAACTATTAATTATGTAATTGATAGCGGATCTATCGCAATGCTTGCTGGGAATAAAGGTTCGGTAACTTTAGATGTAAGTGGAGTAATAGAATCTTTGGTAATTCTTGCAGATCAACAAGGAGATTTGACTTTAGACATTAAAAAGTCAAATTATATCAATTTCCCAACTTTTACATCAATAGTAGGTGGAGTTTACCCACAAATGACAAATTCTAGAAAAATTCGTGATGATAACCTAAATAATTGGGATACGACTATTGTTGCTGGTGATATATTGACATTTGATGTCATCGCAGTCAATAATATGAATCGATTTCTAATCTCTTTAAAATTAAAATTATAAATAAAGATAGTTATCAAAAGTTACCAAGTTGTACGGAGTTGTTTAAATGGCACTATTAGTTCCCAATATTGGAGAAATTGAATCACTAAGGTATTTGATTGCTCAGAATAATCATACCGCATCTTTGGCTGATCAATCTCCCAGAAACCTTGTTCTCAAACTCTTCACTAGTAACACGACTCCAGCGGAATCGGATGTTCCTTCACCAACCGCTTATTTTGAACCATATGGAGTTGGTAATACTAATGCTTATGGATATGCACCATCAACTGGTTATCCATATTGTGTAAATAATAGATCGGATCAAGCTTATACATCACAAACAGGTATTCTTCTAAACGGATCTCGTTGGAGAATTAACAATGTAGGTTCTGGAACTACTGCTACTTATCCAGAACAGACATTTACATTTACTGGAGACGCTGGTGATGTTTATGGTTATTATGTAACCCGTGCAAATAACATGCCTGTTTCAGTTCAAGGTGTTAGACACTTTGCAACTGTAGGTGTTGGAACCACAGTATCTAAAGGAGATAACACTGATCCAGTTATCGGAGTTGTTGGAAACCAATACATCACAATTGATCCAGATCAAAGTGTTGATGACTTAACTCTAGGAATGATTGTTGGCGGTAATGCTGGTGTCCAAACAGGAACTCAAGTCATTGGTATTGATAGAGCTCTAAAAGTTGTATACTTGGATAAAGCCCTTATCGATAACATTCAGGTTGCTACAGATCCAAGTGTTACCTTTAGTTTTGGTAAGATTAGTGCAGTAGGTCACCAATTAGTTGCTGGTGATGTTCTATATGTTGCATCAGGCACAGGTAATACTACTACTGCTTCTGGAACTTACACAGTATTCAGTGTTCCAAATGCAAATGAGTTCTACACTACTCCATCACTTTCTCCAACAATGAATGCAACTGTTGGACTTAATACTGCAACTCTTTATAGTTCAATCATGTATGCTGAAAGATTCACAAATGGTCCTTACAGCATTCAGAATAATGGAGACCAAATTAAGATTACCCTTAATGTTGCTCTTGACTGATTCATAAATAAATATGTAATTGAGATTTTGGGGATTGTAATGAACACAGTCCCCTTTTTTATTAGAAGATCTTTTATTGTTGTGATAGGATGAATATTTACGAGTATAATTCATCTACTATTAATGAATATTCTCAAGAAGATTTTGGTCTTTTATC